AACAAACAACCACACCTATAAAACGAGGTGTGATCGAGGTGTGTAGGTGTGATCGTGGCATATACTTGGGGGAAATATTAAATATTATTTAACAATCGCATCATTTTCAATCATAAGTTTAGAATATACAGTTTGTATAATACCATCTATGAGCGAACGACTTTTTATAATATTATATTTCTCTGCAAATTTCATAAATTTCATTTCAAACGCTTTTTTAGAAATTTCATATTTCAAACCATTTTTAGTAAGATAATGTTTATAACATTCATAATTAATCATACTTGTTTTTTCATCAGTAAATTCTATGCAGTAGTCTTCGACTGGGTCGCGGTTTAATTCATACATTTTAAGCATAGCATCAGTAATAGGAATATCTTTTATAGTTAATTTTTGTTTAACTTGTCGTTCCATAAGAAATTGATAAAATGCGCGTTGGTTTGACTTTTTAGCAATCCATAAATATAAAAAATTAAAATATTCAATATTTCCAATTAAATCTTCACAGCATTCGATATAAGAAAACCTACGACTTCCTTCTTTTATAGATAAAATATTATCTGGATTAATAGTTGTAAGCATGTGTCGTTTGTTATCTTCAATATACATTTTGTGTCCTTTTTCTTCAATATTGATGGTTGGACTTGTAATCATACTTTTTATTCTCTCTATAAATGGCAACATATCCTGTCTACTTGTTTCATTAATATTCAAAAAAACCTTGCCGGCTAAATGACCGTTAAATCTACCAAATAAGTCTTCCTTTGCGTTTTGGATTTCGCACACAAGATTTCGTCCCATAATATTATTTATAAAATCCACAATTACAGATTTTCCTGCGCCTTCATCACATTTCCAAATCATCATAATAGATTGACTACTTGGATACTGAAACATATTAGCAAACCAATCTAAAACGTGATTATATAATAAATCTGTTTTAAACAAAGTTTTAAAATGGTCTAAAATAGGGGATAAATCCGCATTAGATATAGGTAATTTTTCAGCATCATAACCAGTCCAAAGATTTAATATTCCATCAGGACATTCAACATCGTGTGGAAAAACTCCTACATCTTTAAATGTTTGTCGTGTAGGGTCACGAACCCATAAAGACCAAAATGTTATTTTTTTAGAAACATATTCAGTTTCAAAATGATGCACGATATCACTTGGTGAGTAAAAATTAATTTTTTCATTTACTTTATATGAATAAGATACATTATTTTCAATATAAGCAAGTGCGTAATCTTTTTCATATTTATTTTTCAATGTATTATATAATAATACTGGGTCATCATCTTTCCAATCATTAGGAATAACAAGACTATTATCGTGTTCTTTATAACTAAATTGAATATCAAAATTCAGTTTATCTTTTATTAGTGTTGTTAACGAATCAAGAAAACCGATTGGTTTATCACCGTAAAACATAAATCCGTCAAACATTAGAACTCCAACTTCTATTTTAATATTTTGAAGAATAGTATGTAAAATAATAACTTCATATGTAGTTGCGATATGAGACATAAATGCTCCTTCCATATTTTTAGTATTTGTTTTAGCTAATTCTCGCTGTGGTTCATAATCAGGCAATAATAAGAAACTTTGTTGTATTTGTTTCATTTCATTATCAAATGAGACCATCCATGGTTTAACTCCTTTCATTTTCTGTTTTTTATTAATGCTACGGATTACATCTAATTTTGTTGTATCACCACGACTAATAATATCTTTACGATTCGCGCAATAATCTTCAAGATATAGGCATGTAATATTGTGTTTTTTACAAAGATTTAAAATAATAACAGGGTGAGCATTAACTATATCAGTATCAGTCATATTTTTAGCAATAAGACCTCTAAAAACAGCAGGTAATGCTTGAACACCGTTAGTATAGTCGCGTAAAATACCAAACTTATCAGTTTTGCGGTAGAATGCTTTAACAATTCCATTATTTTTTTCATAATTTTGAAGAATATTTTTTACATGAGTATAGTTAAACCTTGTCTCTTCTCCTTCAAGCACATATTTTTGAATAAACTCGTTAGATAATTGAGATAATAACCATTTTACTGCTTTACAATCGACTCGTTCAATGAATTCCATTTCTATATATAGAGAAAATATTTTTATATTAAAATATTTTAATTATATATAAAAAAATCTTTATATATCATACAATGATTGAAATAAATAATATGAATTTTAAGACGCAAAAAGGACTAACTGAATATATTAAAAATAAAATATATTCAATTGGTGAGACAAATAATGTAAATGATTTATTTTTTTATGAATTAATAAAACGACATCCTAATTATACAATAAAAATACAAAATATGAAAACAATAGGTATTGAAAAATGTTTTCCAAATAATTTAAGATTATTTATTCTAAACAACGATGATACTATAACAGAAATATCATGGTATAATTGTATAAGTGGAAAACCTAAACCTCTAATTCAAACTTTTAAAAGCGCTCTACGCACAAGTATCGAAGGACAGATATATGAATATAAAATAATGAATACTCCTGCCATATGTGATTTATGTGATAATGAAGCAGAACATATTGACCATATAAATCATTTTGATGGTATAGCAATTGATTTTATAAATAAGTATTCTATAATAATGCCAACTGAGTATACAAAAGAATTAAATACATTTCATACAACATTTTTTGATAAAGATAATGATATTAAAGTATTATTTCAAGAGTATCATAAAAAAGTTGCTAAATTAAGACCATTATGTAAAAATTGTAATTTGACTCGCCCTAAACTAAAAAATAATTAGGGTCAATGCGTCTTAATGAGTGTGTTGCTCTTAACCAAACACATTTTCGTATATCACTTTTACGATGTTTAAGTTTATCATATTCACGATATTTATCAATATTATTTTCTCTCCATTTTTTTATAGAAGCATAAATTTTTTGATTATAAACCATACCTATGTATATATATATACATATTTTTAAATATATTTAAAAATGTGATAATCTATTAATTCTTTCATTAATATTTTATGTAATGATTTAATCCGTCGTTTGCTATACACGGATGTTTTATTTTTCATTAAATATTTTTTACATGCCTTTGCGTGTTTTGCACGGTTTTCTTCACTAGCTAAATACCAAGCAGTTGCTTTATTTATCTGTTCCTGCCTATGTTTCAAATAGTACACTCGATAATATTCTTTAAACCAACTACGATGAGTCCAATAATAGGTCGTCATTATTTCATATTTATATATGATTTATTTATTATTTAATTATAATTATTAAAATTGTAATTAAATCAATATCTTTAAAAAAGGTAAATGGAAATATTTTCTGAAAATGAAAAGTGATATTCTATAAAAGTTATAACTCTCTATAAATAAATATATTAAATTAATTACAAATAAAATAATAATAAATAAATAATAAATAAATCATAATTATTCTACTTGAAAAAAGGACAAAGCCGCCGTCATGCCTGTACCTCCAAATCCTGTGCATGTATCAAACTGTGAACCATAGAAGATTTTAAAGTTTTCATCAAACTCCTCATCTTCACCCGCAAGTATCTTGTCTACATCTACTTTATGCCCGAGCAATTCTTCGACGTATTTTTTAAATGCTGACCGTGGAACAGTGCCGTTGGGTTTAACTATATATTCCCAATCCAAATATTGCTCGCCCTTTGCGTTATTCATTGCTGGACTAATAAACATTAGATTTCGTAATGGCGTATCCGTTGTGCTTTCCTTTAATAATTTAATACCTGCCAACAAAAACTTAACCCATATATGTTTGGCAAATGGTGGATTCAAAAATAAAGTGTCTACATCTAAATATTTTAATTTAAAAAAGTCATCATTCGTCTTGATAATCTTTTTAGGTAATAGGCGAGACATAATCTTAAATAATTGTGGGTCATATTCATTGCTTGTTACGTCCCATCCCTTGTTATAAAAATAATAAGAGACATTGCCAAGTCCGGCTGTGCCTTCAAGCATGGTGCTGCGCCTTTTGTATGCGGCGGGCAATTGCTTAAATAATTTATCAAGACACTCATTAGGGGTTGGGAAGAAATCAAAAACCTTACTTTTATAAAGAATACGTAATTCGTCGGGCGTGATACCATATTTAATTATCTGTGGTAATGCCTTCGACGGTGCCATAGAGAGTAATTTTGGCAAGTCCTTAAATAATTCCTTTGTCTTAGTATATGGCATGGGTTCATAATTTTCTAATTGTTTTATTAATATTTCTATTTGTTCGTCACGTGGTAGTTTTTGGAATCCTTCTACAAATTGTAGTTTGGTTGGTCTTGTTATCTTTGGTTTTTTTGGTTTAGATTCTTTTTTTGGTGCTGGTGCTAATAAATCTTGTATTTTTTGTAAATAAACTTTTGGAAGTGATTTCATAAATACGGCTATTGCTTCATCTGTTATTTCATTTTTTTTATAAAATTGTATTTTTTCATCTAATAAAATTAATTTATATAATCCTAATTCATATTGATTTGGGAAGTTCTCATCATCAACAAGCATATTTTTTAATTTATCTTTATTAGATTTAATTAATTTTTTTGATTCTTTATATATACCTTCCATAAATATAATAAAATCATTATTAAGTTTTGGTGCTTCTAATTTTTTTACCGCTGCTATTGCTGCTGCCTTTGTATCAAAACTATAAATAATTTTATCACCTTTAAATATATTATAATAATTTTCATTACGTTTCTTTCTTATAGAATACATATATATATAATAATATAATTTTTTGTATTTACATAATATAATGAATATCGTTATTCCATCATATAAACGAAGCAATAATATAAAAACATTAGACTTACTAAAAAATGAAGACCTATTACAGTATGTAACTTTATTTGTTGTAGAAGAAGAATACGACGCTTACAAAGCAAATTATCCTAATGTTAAGATTATTATTGGCGTTGTAGGTATAGTAGACCAAAGAAACTTTATAAGTGATTATTATAATGATGGAGAGATAATAATATCCATGGATGATGATATTGAAAATTATACACACAGAGAAGGTAAACCTATGAAGATGTGGTTAAATGATTGTCTTGAATATTTAAAGACGAGTAAGTGTGAATTAATATCATTTCCGCCTTCTTCAAATCCATTTTTTTGTAAAGGTAAAGAGTTTAGCGAAGGTCGTCATTTGGCAGTAGGTATGTTTCATATTTACAAGAATGATAAATATAAACTAACAATATTTCCATTTCTTGAAGACTATGAGCGGTCGCTCCATTATATACATAAATGTGGTGCTGTTATCCGTTATGGTCACGTATGCTTCAAAACAAAATACTGGGCTGATGGCGGATGTAATATTACAAGGACACGAGATAATTACTTACAATCAGTGTATAAAATATTACATGCTTATCCAAATGACCTTACTTATAATATTAAAAAAAGTGGTATGATGAAAGGATTACCTAATGTAAAACTTAATAAGAAAGTGAAAAACTTAAATGTAATCCAATTGCCTGCTTATACTCAATTTGAAAAAATATATGAGATGTTTGAAAAACTTAATCTCCGTAAGCGACTTGTAAATAATAATCGTCTTGGATTTCCAGTTCATCGAGGAGCAGTATTTGGCATTATAACCGAGCGATTTAGTGGCAAAGTAAGAGAGTCATTAGACACGCGAGATTTTCCTGACATATGGGAAGAACTAAAACGTATCGGAAATATTATATGTCCTTTCAAATGGGAAACCATATATGTTAATAAAGATTTGGTATGTCCTCCGCACAAAGATAAAAATAACAAGGGATTATCTCTCTTGATATCATTTGGAAATTATACAGGAGGATTAATTGTAGTAGAAGGAATAAAATACAATGCTTACCATATACCGACTGTATTTGATGGAAAAAAAATGGAACATTGGAATACTCCAATTATTGGGACAAAATATAGTTTAGTATTTTATTAAAATAAAATTGATTTAAAAATATAATAAAAATTATTATGTAAATGCCGACTCATTGGGAAGCACAATTTAAATCTCAACAAATTACATGTGAATGTGGTTCTATAATTAATTCAAATAATAAATATAGTCATTGTAAAACAAAATATCATATTGAAAAAATAAAAATAATTAAAGATTTAGCGCCAATTCCGGAGAAATTAAATTAGTTTAGTAATATATATGAAAAGTTGCCGTATGTGTAAACAATCAAAACCTGAGACTGATTTTGTATTGCGTGGAAAAAAACTTACATCGACTTGTATTTATTGTAGCGAATTAAGAAAAAAAAAAGATTACTGCCCTTGTGGTGTCCGTGAGCACGACTGCACCAATTGCCGTGACCCTATTATAAGGAGGGCAACATCAATGATTCATGGGTCAAGGATTGCGGATAAAAAAAAGGGTCTTATATGTCCCCTTGTTTTTACAAGTGTTCTGAATAAAATTATAGATACACCTTGCTGTGAATACTGTAATATAGAACTCCAATATGTAGGATGTTATTTACCTAATTTTGCGACAATTGACCGCATACACGACATAGATGAAAATGGAAATTATATGGGGCATACAGAAATTAACACACTTATTGCGTGCCGGTCTTGTAATTGTAGTCAGCGCAAATATTTACAACCAAACTATAATGAGGTTATAAAACGACACAAAACAATATGATTTATTTATTATTTAATTATAATTATTAAAATTGTAATTAAATCAATATTTAAAAAAAAGGTAAATAGAAATATTTTGAAAAAGTAAAAGTGATAATCTTAAAAAAGTTAAACTCTCTATAAATAAATATATTAAATTAATTACAATAATAATAATAATAAATAAAATATAAATAAAACATAAATAAAAGTAGGTATATTTTAATATTTTTATATAATATGAAGGTAGTTTATAGAATCAGAATATTTTGTTTTAGAATTGTTATTACCTATTAAATAGGACAAAGACGAGCAACGAGTTCATCATAGGTTTTGGTTTTTAATTCCTTCTTCTTATCTACTAAAAATTGGTTAAAATCTTCTGCACTATAACCCATCATACAGCACATTGTAATTACAAGACAGCAATATCTACCGCAGACCATACTTTTATCACCCTGAAATTTAGTTTTATTATAATCCATAGGCAAATCTCCTAATAATCGTCTGAACTCTCTTCTATCTTGCCCTAATATTCGACGAATACACATTGGGATTACAGATAAGTCTGCATCAAAACGTGACCCATATGAATTAAAGTAATAATAACCATCTTTTAAATGCATACAGCAAGTCCAATGTCCGCTTGATGGTTCTTCTTCTAAAAGACATATAAAAAAATCATTTACATTGGGTATAATATCACTCATATTATTGTATTGTTTTAATTCAGAATATTTTAATATTTTAGTATCAGGACCGAGCGCCTGACGGACCATGCCATCACTAAGCGGAATCATAACTGCTTTCTTTATTTTACTCATTATATATATTATTATATTATATATAATGGATGAACCTTGGGACGAAGATCTTGTAGAATTCTTGCAACTACTTCGTAAAAAATCAGTCTATTTAAGTATTCAACATAGTAATTCATTTTTTTATTATAATAAGTGTGCAACTCTGTTCTCTGTACCTTCAATAATTTTGAGTATTTTTAATAGTTTTATTAGCGTAGGAGTAAGCGAATTTATAGAACAACAAAATATTTCATTAATCAATTCTTCAATAAGTATGTTATTGGCGATTCTTGGTTCTGTATCTCTCTATCTTAATTTAAATAACCTTAAAATAAAAGAATTAGAATTGTCAAAACAATATCATCATCTTGCGTTAAATATAAGTAAAATTCTATTTATCCCAGTAAGTTTGAGAAAAATAGAACAATTAGATTTTCTTAATATTTGTTATGATAAGTATGTAATTTTATTACAGGAAAGTTCATTAATACGAGTAGATGAGGCACAAGAAAATGTAATACAAAAATTTAGTCCTAAATCAATATTACTACAACCACGCAAACCCTTAAATGTAGTGATTAATTAAACAGAGAGTTTAGTAGCAACAATATTTGAATAACCAGTAACCACATCAATCGCCGCACTATTTGAAATGGTCCGTAGACGAAAAGTAAATGAAGCAGTCGCACCAGGAGCAATAGTCACAAAATGAGACAATGATGTATAC